TTCACGCATTCCCATTTAACCACTCTTCTCTCAACTTTATTGTCTGTGCTCTACGCTCTGCTCTTAATATTTTATCTTGCTCATTTGATTCTACTGAATCTTTTAACTTATCAAAATTATTGAATAGCCAAGAAAGTGGGTGTCCCTCTTTAGATAATGTAAAGTAGTAATCAATAATTAACTTAGCATTGTCAAACTCAAAGTCTTCTAGGATAGATGAGGCAGCCCATTTTTCTTTATACTTATTTATGTTTGGCTTCTTGCCATACCTATCTTCAAACTTCTTTGAATAATATGTGAGTAATGCAAAAGCTAGGTTTGCCTCACTTTTTGTCACTGCTTTAGATCCTTTTCTAACGCATTAACTTTTTCAATAAGTTTGCTTTCCACAAACTCAAAAACTCTATTCATTGCAGCATCGGTGTTAGCATCGGTATCTCTTACCCAATCTTCTACACCAAGTTCAACGTGCATACTTTCATAGTTACCTAAGTTTCTTACAAACTTAAGATTAACCTTAACAACAGTATTACTCATTTCCTGCTCCTGCCCCAAAACCAATCATTGGTTTATCATCACCTACTACTTCAAATGCCTGGGCAATGCCATACCATTTATCTGCAAGGGAAATCAATGAGTGAACGTCTTTGCGTTTTCTAGCAATCATAAATGCTTCTTCCAAACATATCATAGAGTAAATGATAGCATCTTCCTGCAGGTTTGTAAAGCCCTTTTCTTCTTGTGGTTTATTCTTACGAGAATGTCTACCCTTTGCCATTAAAAATCCTCTGCTTTCCAAACGGGAATAAAGTCCCCATTCTTATTTTTAATATATAGCATTTCAGACTTGCCTAGAAGTGCATCTAATTCTTTCTTTGTTGGCACATCATATCTTGGTGTAATATAACCATCTTTTCTAGGTCTTCCTGTATGCCAACTTGCATAAAAGTCTCTTAGGTTATATATATCTGTTTCACAGAAATAATACACACCGTGAACATACTGATCCATAAGGTATGGCTTTTTAACATCACCACGATTTATTGCTTTTCTTATTGAGTCTGGACTACGACTTAGTAGTTTTCCAACAAGTCTAATAGAATAAGCAGGTGATCTAAGCTTTTTATAATCTGTATAAAGATAAGCCATCTGCCTATCTTGTAAATAATTATAAGTTCTTACAATATTATTTACACGATCAATATGTATAATTTTATGAAGTTCATCATTAAGAAAGCATAGCCTTCTTTGTGGTGACTTTAACTGTTGGAGGTCTTCTTCAACAGTTCGTTCTCTTTTTGATGTAGCCATTTTACAAACGGTGAATGGTTGCTTGGGTGATGGAATGACCATCTTTTCCCACAAGTCATACAGAATAATTCAATATGGGTGTGACTGGAAAAAACCCTATCTACCATCACCTTGCCTTTGCATAGTTTGCATTTCATTGTTAAATGATAGCATAGTATTAAACCTTAAAGTACTTGCCATCTACTACACATGAATAGTCAGGAGATACATGAACTAGCTGAATGTGGGGATATACTCCGTTTTCAATATGTGCAATAGCAAATGCTTTCTGCCAATTATGGTTGTTTGTATACATCATTCCTTTAGACTTTTCATCACACATATGACCGATTTCATACCCACGCAATGTTTCACCCATGCCTCTATTCCTAAGTTCATAGGTATTAAAGTATACACCTGCACGATGTGAATGACCACGAATCAAAGACACGCCAAAGTTATCTACATCTTTACGAACTGACTCACCTGCATTTTGTGAAATAGCATTACCGTGATGAACGTGAATGTCACCAAAGCGGTGTGCAGGAGGCTGATTGTAATAAATATAATCATAACCAAGACTATCTAAGTTCCACAAAGACTCTGGTGTAGTTACTTCAATATAGTCTGGAAGTTTTGCATCTACATAATCAAACACACGAATATCGTGATTTCCAAGTGCTGAGAATAACTGTGCTTTTCTTGCTACCTTGCGTGTCTTTGTATAAAAGTCTCTTGCTAATTTTGCTTCGTGCTTCATAAGAGGAACTATTGCATTGCCCTCATTATCTTTATGCATCTTTAAAAACTCTGCTGAACGTCCTTCTGTGTACTTGCTATAGCAAGCCTGATCATCGGTATCACCTAAGTAATCAATAACGTCTGGCTTGAACCATCTCATAACCTTAAACCATAGCTCAATCATCTTATCGTCTTGATAAGGGAATTGCTGGTCAGAGGATAGCATCCACTTTAAATCGTTTGTCATTTTAATCCTTTTGTTTATGCCAAAAAATGGCAGTACCCCAGTTTATCAAAGTAACTGGGGTATGTCAATAGTTTTAGGAAGTAGGTTTTCCCTTGCCGATTGCTATAAAGTTAACCGTAATATTTGTAGATTGTTTTTTATCTAACGGTGTAAATCTTTTAATGCGAATCAGACAGCTTGATTCATTAATATTGGTTGCCCAAGCTGTTGCATAAATATCCTCTGCATTGTTTGTAAAGTTAATTGCTGGAATAATTAAAACATCTGGGGCTGCAAATGGTGTTGAAAAATTAACTAAAGACTTTCCTTCACTTCCACTTTTATCTAAAGAAATAACTGTAGATCCAGTTAGCATTTGCACATAGTTTGAACTAGAACGGTTTGATAAGTGGTCTGGAATTAAATTAATCTTTGCACTTCCTGCAAAAGACTTTACTTCTTTTGAAACAGTTTGAAGTTCATAAACTAAATCATTCAGCCAGTTATAAGTTAATGGGTTTCCATTATCTAGTTCGTTTACAGCCATTACTTAGATTTTTCCTCTTTGGGTGCTTCTCTTAGAGCTGCAAGCTCTGCATCTTTAGCTTCTAGGGCTTCAGTTGCCTGTGCCTTCAAAACAGCCATTTGTGTTTCATACTGGCTGGTAATCTGACCAATTCTATTTTGTAGTTCTTGAACTACCTTTTCTAGCGTTGTTGACATAATGTCTCCTTTTAGTTTGTGTTCTCAATTATAGCAGTTAATTCTTCAATTTTCAAGTCATACCAGTCAAGTTTTTTCTGAAATAAAATAACCATTGCTTGATTGTGCTCGAGGTCTGCCTGTGCAAAATCTGGAATACTTTCTGTTTCTGCAAGGTTTAATAAAAAGTTAACCTCGTATTGCATCCTAACTAGGTCATGATTTACACTCCTTTTTTGATTATTTAAAATTTCTAACTTATCTTCATTTTCCATAACTTACCTCCTATGTTGTTACCTTTCCAGTATATATTATAAAGTATAAAGCATAGTATGGTGGCACTGGTGCTGTCCCATCTGATACGCCTCCAGTTTTAGTTAGGGCACCTGATGTATGTGAGTGCCCACCACCATTTGCTGTGTCACCACCCATATTACCGCCCTGGTTGGTTTTATTGTTTGTAGATACACTTCCAGAAACAGTAATTGTGTGAGTGTGTGCTGGAGCAGCAACACCTCCAGTTGGAGCGTTAATATTTCTATTGCTATTGTTATTTGATGTACCAGATGATGCAGAAAAATTATCGCTGTGATTGTGTGCATTTACGCTAAGGTTACCGTAACCGTGGGTATGGGCTGCTGCATCCCCAGTGTTTGTAGCAATAGTGTATGTAATATCATTGCCATGACTGTGAGCTCCTCCCCCACCAGTAGCTTTTAATCCATAGGCACTTCCAGCAGCAACAATAAACTTATCTAGTAAGTTTGGAACATTTGCACCAACTACAGCAGCAAGTAAAGGATAAGATGCGGTAGACTGACCATTACATAAAATCCATCCACTTGGTAGGGCTGCCTCAGACCACATTACAATAGATCCAACAGGTGTTGTTCCTACGTCTGCTTTTATTAAAAACTTTCCAGTTACAACATCTTTAGATATTAATAAAGGTGCGGTACTTGGGGTTTGTGACCCACCCCACATATAATACTTATCTGTTCCAGAATTAGACAGGTCATAGAATTTTATTGTATGCTGACCCGTTGTATATGTC